ATTATCACTACAACGCCAACATAGATGTGTACCTCATCTTTGCTACCGCTTGGACTGATGCAGCATTGGGAGCACGCGTGGCACAGATAGAAGCTATGCCAATGCCAGCGGTACATGTGTTTGTTTGTGGCGATGATTCAGTAGTGGCAGTGGCTATGTTCCAAAGAGTGCATTGGTTGGCAGGGGATTTTTCAAGTTTTGACCAAGCACAAGGAGCTGCTGTTCTGGAACAAGAGTACGTGATACTTGACCGTTTGGGGGTAGATGATGAGGTAATCAAGCTACTACGCCATTTGTCAACTCTTCCGTACACTGCTGTCACACCCAAGAACGACGTGATTCGCATTGACCGGCGCAATCGTGCCATGCGAGACACCGGAGGACCAGACACCACGATTGGCAATAGTATTGTCAATGCTCTGATTTGGTTTTGGTCTCTGGAAGCGCTCATGGGCTGGGCGTTTGCAAATCATGTCGCTCATACCACCGGTTATCCTCGAGAGGCGTTGTCCCACAACACTGTAGGCCTTACTCGGTTCATTGAGCTCCTTGGTTTTAAGATCAAGTTGAAAACACCACATCATGTTAGTGAACTTGAGTTCTTAAAAGGAGCTTTTTATCTTACCACCGCTGGCACTACTGTCTGGGCGCCATTGCCATCCCGGTTTTTGAAACTGGGTAAATGCCAGCGTGACCCACGTCAATTGTATCATATCCGGGACTTGGAGCAAGCGGTCCTGGTACACGCACGAAGTCTTGCTGCTTCATATCATGCTTATTCACAGGTTCCTCTTCTACGTGCTTTTGTAGAGCGGTTTTATCACCCGGGAACTCCCACCGCCAACCTGCAAATGGAACGCATGATAGTGCCGACAGGTGCACCACTTGCTGATCCATTACCTCAGATGGCCACTAGATACGAGGTAGATAGGACAGATTTTGAAGAAGTGGAGGCCTGGATCAGAACTGCACCCTTGTTCAGCTTCTTTGAGCACCCACTCTTTGGAGCGTTGGCCAAGGACTACACTTGACACCATTGTAATTTCAAAATGCAGGCACTCTTGCGAGGGTAGGGGCCTAACGAACCCCCATAGCCGAGTTCATCAGACGCGAATCGTCATTAAACATTCACAGTGTGTGCAAGGATGTCACAGAAATTGAAGGAAGTGGTTGCTTCGCGCAACCTGTCGTTTGGCAGCACGCCAACTGGTGTGGATTGGTG